GATCAGCCGTGGGGTTACCCGCAGGGAAGTTTACTGCGTCCAAATACTTAGCTAGTGTTCTTTTGCGCGTGACTTTAGCACCCAACCCGTCTTTGATTGAGCGAACAAACGCACCTAGAATACCGCCAATATTTGCAGCTCTTAGCGTCGGACGCGGAAGTTTACCGCTAGAACCCATTTCAAAACCTGTAGCATCCACAGGGTAATGAGTATACGCTTGTCCTTTCCAAATAATATTAGAACCATCAACGCGGTCTCCGCAGTGCCAACGTTGAATGGCCGGAGAACCCAAAGCAGTGGCATCAAGCTCAAAAAGCTCGATGATCGTTAGCGGTTTAAGACTAGCGCAATCAGCCCGCACGCTCATGGCAAATAAGCTCCAAATGCTCTGCGGAATTTGATTGACAAAGAACCTACGTTTTTACGAGTTTCATTATAGTTCCACTCAATGTTCCACTCGTCGTAGTAGACGTCATAAACTTGATCATCGTCGTAGTCATAGAATTTAATCGTGCCTCCTGCGTTAGTGCGCAGAAAACTTTCCATAGCTAAGATGACCGCGCGAGTGCGCATTTTATAAGTCAAGTCCCACTCGGTATTGATGTTATTAATACCGTCAAGAACGTTCTGCTCGTAACCGTCACCGAACTTCGCAGTGGTTTTACGAGGCTTAACTTTTTTACGGGCAGGTAGATCAGGGCACCAGCCGCCTTTTAGGAATGTCATTATCTAGCTCCCGCCAAAATACCACCAGGACGCTTTTCTTGAACCAGTGTCATGAGCACAGCTTGTTTAATGCGGTCGCCGAGTGCCTTACCCGTGTCTGTGTCGCCCGAAGACGAAGCACCGTCAGGAGTTACATTGATAGAAATGTTGCCGACGTTAACATCACCAGTGCCGCCGGTGGAACCCGAACCTAGCACGGAACGTAGCGAAGGAATCGGTTGCGCACGGAAACCTGAGTAATCCCCATCCGTGCCTCCAGGAAGAGAAATAGCCAACCGTCCGCTACCAAACCCGCGACTGAATCCATCACCCATAACAGACTTACCCCCGCCAAACAAACTTCCAAGCAGAGGCTTAACCACCAACATTTGAAACATGAGCTTAGCAATGTCAAGCGCAAGGTTCTTCAAAACATCCCCGAAAGATTTGCCCGATGCGATTGCATCAAAGAAACCATTCATCGCATTGCTTGCGAATTGCGACATCTCTTGGCTCATGCTTTTGCCGCCAGCAGACGCTTTGTCAAAATTAGCTTTGATCTTGTCAAGACCTTTCGCATATTCCGCTTGCGTGATGATACCCTTCTTCAGTGCCTCATTCAGCTTATCGATATCCTGCTGCATTTTGCGCGCCGCATCCGCACTATTCAGCAGGTTGTTTACCCAAGTTTTAAGACTGTTACCACCACCTTTTTTACCGGTTTCTGCGACAGTCGCATTCAACTTACCCATTTCAGAACTAGTTTTTTCAGCAGCCGCAGAAGTGCGGTCAAGGTCTTCAATTCGTTCACGAGAAGCAGCACGAAGTTTAGTTTGTTCTTCGTTAATGGCTTTTATACTGTCGCTGTATTTTCTATTGGCTTCTGCAACATAATCCGTTGCATTACCCATAGCTGTTACCGCGCCGATTGTTTCTTTACCTGCGCCGGCAAACCCAGCAGTCACGTCAGCCCAGAGAGCTTTAAGGCGACCGAATTCAGTAATGATTGGTGAAATCTTGTCTTTCACCATCGCTATCATAAGGTCCATTTGCAATGTAAATTCTGCAAGGAATTTTTGAAACGCGGGAATGAGTTCGGCCGAGAAATAAACTTTAACTTTATCCCAGTTAGCGATAAGAACAACAATACCCGCTGTTACCGCAGCAATAGCCGTGGGAATAGGTAAAAACGCGGCCAACAAAACACCAACACCGATGGCCGCACCTTCTAAACCAGCACGCAATGCTGCACTACTATTATACAACTCGCGAAAATCATTCACCATGGACACCAAACCGCTGGCGAAGTTTTTAGCAAACCCAGACAATTCATTAAGCGACTGCGCAAGACCGGAAACAGCCGCGCGGGCAGCTGAAGTGTCAAACCCTTCTGTAAAAGCCGTTTTGATGTTGTTCATCGCGCGACCAACGGTCAGCGGCATTTGTTTGAACAGCTCGTCTACGTTCTGAGCAGATTTAAGCAGCGAGTTAGCAATAATGTCAGAAGTGATTTTACCTTCAGCACCCAACGCTTTGAGTTGACCAACCGGAACACCCATCTCTTTAGCGATAGCTTGACCCAGCAAAGGCATACGCTCCATGATGGAACGCAATTCGTCACCTTGCAACTTACCAGAACCAAGAGCTTGTGAAAGCTGCAGGGCTGCGCCCGCCGTGTCTTCAATGGAAGAACCGCCGACCGTACCGAGTTTCAACAGTGTTTCTGTGATAGACTGAATTTGAGCGTTGGAAGCGCCCATGTCTTTAAGACCAACAGTCATCTTTTGCGTAATTTCGGCAGTCTCTTTAAAAGCCACGCCGGTTGTTTTTGCGGTTTGATAAACGCGCGCAAGCATGCCCGCCGCTCGGTCACCATCACCGAGCAAAGCTTTAAAAGAGGCTTGAAGGTTCTGCGGACCTTCAACCATTTCAATAAAGCTGTTTTTAAGATTATTGATACCCGAAAGAACTTGACCGCCAACAAACGCCGCAACCCCTGCAGCCGCGAGCCGCATGGAGCTTTCCATACCGGAAATAGCCGTTTGAGTGCTACGGGCAGAAGTGGCAATACGACCCAACTGAGAAGTCGCTTGGGTCATCGCCGCCGTAAAGTTTTTAATGTCGGCTGATAATTCGACTGTAAGAGCTGATTCTGCCATTTTACCTCGCCCTTATCCCGCGCACACCCGCCTTACGGGCAGCCTCAATAGCTCGTTTAGCAATCGCTGCGCGCGTTGCGTCAATTTGAATCTGACCAATCGTGTTCTGATGAGTTTGCCATGTCTTTTTAAAGAAAGCAAAGCGCGCCATCTGAGGTGAAGCTTTCACAGGTTTACCACCCCGCATATGAGCTTTACGACCTTTTTCAAGGGTCGCATAATAATTTGGAGCGTTACGTGTACCTTTAGGAGCTTTAACCCCAACCCACGCTTTAGTATCACGTTTACTGTTACTGCTTCTGATTGCCGAGCGCAAGGTTCCTGTTTTCATCGGCGCGGCTCTACGTATCAAAGTGCGAAGACGGCCAGAGGCTTTCCTAAGGCCGTCCTGCGCCGCCTTTTTAGCCACTTCTTCTGGAAGTGACCGGAGCCATTCTCTGAGTTCTGCTTCACCTTTGAGAACCACACCCATTGAATACCCCGATCACATTAATCCGAAACCTTTGAGAATGTCTTCTTCAGACTTATTCGCTAGGTTCTTTTCATCTTCTGGTTGTTTAGCTCGTTGATTGAAGTAAGCCATCCAACCGTAGAATTCTTCCATAGAGAGCTTTTCGGTTAGCTCTCCAAACGTCATACCGAGATTCTCAGCCAACGTGTAGAGAGCAAATTCGAAAGGCTCTAACCGCCGTTTCCCGCGTCGGCATCCATCCCATTGATGGCTGTGACACGTTTGATCAGAGGCATAAAGGTGCTAGCACCAAGTTCCCCTGCACCCGCACCCAACGGTTGCCCATTAACCTCAACCGCCAAGCCCAGCAATTCAATCTGTCCTTCAATGTTTTCGCCAGACATTTTAGAAATGAGAGGCAACAACACGCGAACCGACAATTCTTTAACGGTATACTCAACACCGTTAAGTTTGATCTTTTCTGTTTTAAGAGCCATCTGTTCCATCCTACCATCTGATTAAAAGGTGTCCGGACGAGGCCAGATGGGAAACCTCGTCCGGACGTCCTGTGCGACCGGTTCTTAGAACAGGTGGCGAGGACGAGAGCCGAGAGCGATTTCGCCCTCGTATGCCACAGCGCCGTCCAGCGGAATCTGCCAACCGAACGTGCTGATAATTCCAGGGAACACGATTTCGCCGTTGCTCGGCAACTTGATACGGAAAATGCGCTCAACACCATCCGCTTCAGCAGCCAGAAGCTCTTTGTAATCGTCCGTAGTGACGTCAACGTAACCACCGAACGTAACCGTGCCCGCTTTGGTAGAAGCCGACGGAATAGAAGCGGAGGTATCGCAGTACGTAGCGACGCTGATCGTGGTACCCTTTTCTGCGTTGAACTTGATGTCGTTCAAGCAGAGACAGGTCATTGCCGAATCTGGGTAGTGTTGAAGAGTTGGCGAAGCAGCCAACACACCAACCGTGCTTGTCAGATCAGAACCATTCAACACAAACTTACCGGTCGTAACCGAAGCGACCGTAAAGGTTTTGCCGTCAAGCTCTTTGAAACCCGTACCACCCGTCGGCACCTTAATCAGGTCGCCAGCCTTGATGGTCGCGGTCGAAGCCACAGTCACTTCAGCGCGAGGACCAGCAGCTTCTTTGGCGATCGCCGTAGGCACGAGAGATGCCGCAACAGCGGAACCTTTCGTGACACAAATTGTAACGCCCTTACTATTGCGTGCAGTCATTGTAATGCTCCTTAAGTTGCATACCGGTATTCAAGACCGACTATAACTCGGTACCAGTTGTTAGCGTCGCCGGAAGAGAACTCTTCAGGAGGAAGAGCTCGTCTCACAACCAGCTTTCCAGTTGCGTCCGACTGCGCTAAGAAAACCTTAGCGTCTGCCTCTGCTGCAGCAATTACCGCAGCATCTCCGGACCCAGCAGAACCACAAAACACAAGATCAAACACACCGTCTTCTTCACCGTGACCACAAAATGTCGTCATGTCTGAAGTCTCTACTTCAAACTCGATAGTGAACCAAACGGGGTCAGAAGGGTTTTGATCTAGGTTGATAGTGTCGTAATATGGCGTGCTGCAGTTAGCAGCCCATCCTCTGATCATGTCGCGAACGTATTTAGACGACATATTAGCGACCCTTGATATAAACGCGGTAGCCGATAACTTCGGCATTCAAATGAACCGGATGCACCGCCTCGGCAATGTAAGTTTCTGCACCAGAAACGAATTTATCAAACTTCTCAGGCTTATCAGTTGAGAAGTCAATAGCTTTGACGGTGATAATACGCGCCCCCACCCCGTAAGCCTGAACGAGCGCCGCGTCATTATCCCCTGCAATCTTCATACCCGCATTTACGGTTTTAGTCAAGCCCGATTTTACGTGAACCCACTGCATCGGTGTGCCGAGAGTGTCAATCGTAAAATTATATTGAGACTTCATACTAGAGAAAAGAGCTGCCCCTAGCATCCTTCCCTCCGATACAGATCAAGAATACCCGCCGCCATAGGTGGGATCAACCCGCCCATAGCCGCTCCACCACTAACAGGAGAAGCTCCCGTGTCAAAAGAAATGGACCCGACATCAGGAACCGTAATGCGAGAAATAGCTCCTGAACCGGAAGAAGCTCCCGCTCCCGCACCCGCCGAGCTAGATGCCCAAACCTGATCAAAGATCATCCAAAGCGCCAATTCCAAATCGGCGGGCAGGGTTTTATAGCCACCAACGTATTCAATCGCGATTTGATGACCACCAGGAAGCCCATCAAAAACCACGTGACCGACGTTGCGGACAAGGTGATAATCGGGTAACGACACACCTTGCTCAGAATAAGCGGAATACACGTCTTCTACGGGATAACGAGGAATGCTGATAACATTCCCCGTCAAATGCGTAACAACCACGGTTTCATGAGCGAACAGGAATTTGCGGTCGCAATAACGCTCGGCAACGCCCAACGCTGCATCAAAAGAAACTTGGACCAGCGAGGCCAAAGACCCCGCTGGAACCCGTGCTGTAGCTGTGGCGATATCGTACATGTTTTCCTCTTACGGGACGAAGGTCTGATA